AGAGACGCACGCGATAGCGTCCGTCCGGTACGATTTGCAGGTTGTCCAGTTCGGCAAGTTGTTGCTCTCCAAGCCAGACAGGTGGCACGTTATCGCCAGCCAGTCGCCCGTCCTGTTCCTGCCACTGCTTCGCATGTGCCCACGCATCACTACCCGCAAAAATGATGACTTCCGTCATTTTGTCACGCGGCTGGTGTTTTAAATTTGGCGCTTTTTTCATTTCTGCTCTCTCCACGCGGCAATCATGTTTTTCAGTTCCTGTAGTTTTTTATCCATATCCACACGTGACACATGGTTATTTCTGGAAGGCGGGATTTCCCGCCGGAATCTGCAAATAAAGATCTCCACGTTCAGCGAACTACGAAATGAATAGCCATCACGGATAAAATAAACACGGTCAAACATCAGTTCTTTTACCGTTACTCTGTTACCGTTCTTATCCAGATAAATAGCGCCGGGGATAATTTTGGAGTGTGCATAACCGCTGGCAGTCAAGCCAGATAAAGATGTTCTCATGATTATTTATCCCCGATTTGAATCAGTATTCGCTTTCTTTATGGCATTTAATGCATCTGTGGCATTTTCAATGGTGCACCGTAGCGCAATATCAAACTCACCAAGCATTGCCAGTAACAAACCGATATTCCCCATATCAATGCGCATGGTCTTTTCGTCATAGTCCTCATTTTCTGCCGCATGCCACATCAGGCTACCAATTGACGCAACACCCATTGATATATTGTCAGTAGCCCCATCAGCAGCGGAATAAACCTTTTTAGCAATATCATGCTCACAGTTAAAATGCGGATTAATCAGGTACTGGTAATTGGTCATGTCAGGCATGGAACACCCCCTGACGAATACGGGCGGCGAATACCATCACGCAGCCAGCCGGGGATTGCTGGCGTGCTTCCTGTTCGCTGGTGGCCTCAATGGTAATCACGCGCGGTTGTGCCGTGCTCAGGGCGATAAAACGCCAGATGTATTTATTCAGGTTGTGCGAGTCCCGCCCTTGCGGGTGTGTGGTATGATTTAACATAGCTACCTCGATATTCTTGCTATCGTTGGTGGTTAGAAGCCCGTTGGTGTTCCTAGCACCTTCGGGCTTTGCTTTTTTAAGTGCCTCCGTGTTAAGGTGGTCACCTAACAATGAAAAGGCTAATTCAATAGGTGGTCACTTGTCAACGATCAAACGCGATAAAAGTCCTAAGGGTGATGGGCAATCTCCACAATTCAGAATGCGAATTTCTCCAGAGCTAAAAGAGCAATTCGACAAAGAAGCGCAGAGCGACGGCATAAGCCTAGCCAACTGGCTTAAAGAATTAGGGCGCAAAGAGCTGCTACGGCGCGGTATTGAACCAAAAGGATAAGAATAATTGAAGTCAAGGAGCTAACACATGAAATACGAATTCTTCGCAACAAGTAGCAGTAGTTTGGATGTATACATAGTCACTGTATCAAACGATTCTGGCTCGCTAATCATAACTTGTAATTGTCCAGCAGGAAGTAAAGGTATTCTATGTAGACACCGTAAAGCTTTAATTACCGGAAAAATCCGCGGTATATTCACTCCCCCAAGAAGGAATAATCCTGAAAAATTACAAGAAGCTATAAATTTAATAGCCACATATGGCATAGATAAAACATTAAAGTTGTACACTGATGAGTTAGAACGAGCAGAACAGACTTGGATAAGTGTTCGCGATAATTTGAGAGCAATGATAAACGCTCTTGTTGAACCACCTAAATATTGAACTGATCACATTGCCCACCAGCCAGCAAATCGCTATGATGTTCGGGCTTATGTTTAGTGTTTTCCCATTGGCGACCGCCCCCGGTCGACTTTGTTTTGTCACTGAATGCGGTTGCCAAAGTAAAACTCAGGCTGATATTCACGTATCAGCCTTTTTTCTTCTTCCTCCAGCTCACGCTTTTTGCGCTTACATGCCTGTAGTTCCCTCCCCTTCTCGCTGGCACTTATTTGATATTGCTCTTTACGGCGGGAAAAATCCTGTAATGCGCCCCACGGGATACCATAAGCCCCCGTTTTTCTGATACCCGGTATCACATTTCTGAATACCCAGTTACTGAAACGATGGGCGAACGTGCCAGGAGTAACAGCTTTGCGACTTCTGGCGATCAGCTTGTAAAAACCAGATTCAGAAACGACGCTATGATTTGGATTTCCGCGAATACCGTAGCTTAAAGCGACGGTATTCTTCTCATCCACATCCAGAGCTTTTAGAGCATCGCGTGAGTTGCTTATTTCCAGAGCTTCACAAACATCCTTTGCAACAAACCACGGATCGCCGTTCAGATACACCACACGAACATCCACGCCATCAAAGCGCAGAACGACAAGATCACGAATATCGCAGAATTTTTTTACTGAACGAGCGTACCCCTTGCCCGTCACGGCAATATTTTTATTCATCGTTTTTTACCTCACATACAAAAAACCCCGCATTGCGTGCGGGGTATGAAAGATATTATTAGTGGGGATTGGCCTGTTCTCGTTGTTTATCTAACCATGCCTCTACATCTCTACGGTGCCAGGTATGCCGCCGCCCAATTCTGAACGGTTGAGGAAAACCATTATTTTCATCTTTCCAGAAATTGATGAATGCGCTCATTGCCCCATAGCGCAAAATTTTCATTACGTCTTTAGTAAATAAAATATCTTCATTGGTATTCATTTGCTGAACTCCTCAACCATTTACTATTCTCAAACCTTTCTTACCACCGGATCTATTAATTACCCCTTTTCTCGCCTCATCAAAAAAATCTCCTACCCATTGCATCATAATTTTGCGTTGTTCTAAATAAGTAGTTCTATTATAAATATCTCTTATTTTATCACCACTTTTATGTGCTAATGCAGCCTCAATAACATCAGGGTTAAAACCCTCCTCATTTAAAAGCGTACTCCACATCGAACGAAAACCGTGTAACGTTACAATCCCTTTGAACTTGCTGGCAGCAATTGGGGTATTGATAGTATTCTTTCCCATAGGAGCATCTTTTGTTCTGGAGGAAAAAAATATATAACGCCCTCTTTTTATTTTCTGCATTGTTCTTAGGATTCTAATAGCCTGTGATGAGAGAGGCACAACATGTTCACGATGGCATTTCATTTTATGCGCGGGGATAATCCACAAGCCAGAATCAAAATCAATCTCGGACCACTCTGCTTTAATCGCCTCACCTGGCCTGACCATTGTCAATATCTGGAATAAAAGTGCATTGTGAGCTATTTGATACTTATGAGGCACACTATCCCACCAACTCAGAAATTCAGGCAATCTTTCAACAGGTAGTGCAGCTAATGATTTATTTTTCTTTCCTGTGAATGCAGTTTTTATCTTAAGTAATGGATTCGTTTTCAATGCTCCACAATTTACAGCGTAATTCATAATTTCATTTAATCTTGATATTAATTTTTTTTGCAACGCATTCTTATCGGATACGGCATCCAGAGCATTAATAGCTACTGGCGCTGTAATTTTCTCTATGCTGTACTTACCAAAGAAAGGAACAAGATATTTGTATACTTCATATTCGATATTATACAGCGTAGGTTTCCGCAATTCCGATCCCTTTTTAAAAGCGATCCATGCATTAGCAACAGCTTCAAATGTTTGTAGATTTTTTAGTGACATCTCAATTTTACGATTTTTCTTCTCTGTCACTGGATCAACTCCACGTGCAATCATTCGCCGAAGTTCATCACGTATTTCCCGTGCTTCCGCGAGTGAGAATTCAGGAAAACGCCCTATCGTGTATGTCTGCCGTTTCTTCGTTATCGGATGGCTATAACGGAAACGCCACACTTTCCCACCAGCTTTACTCACATTCAGCAATAAACCGAACCCATCATAAACGGCATAGTCCTTTTCACGTGGTTTCATTCCCTTAACTTCAGTCACGGTTAATGGCTTTACCGGCATCTATCGCCCTCATTTTTTAGTCCGTCATGTAGTCCTTTCAAGTCGATAACAAGCGATAAACTAACTCATTATCAAGTAAAGAGAGGAAACACAAAAAATCACAACTCATTGAAAAGACTACAAAACGACACCAGAACATAAAAACAGGTAAGAAATGTACCCTACATCCAGAATGACGCAATACGTGAGCGTCGGGGATCACCATAACGACTGCCATCCGCATTGATGGATTCACCATCCCGCAACCAGACCCCACGTCCGTTCAGCTCACGTTTTTGTTCAGGCATAATCCGTCCTGAACAGGAAGGACACTGAATATAAGCCGCCTCACTTGCCAGAACGGGATCGGCAATATCACGGAAACCAGCAACCACATCGCCGCAGGGCTGAAAATACTCACCACAGTGTGGACAGGGCCAGTACCAGCGACGGCGATCGCCACGGTTATAGAGCGACAGTATCCCCGTGGTTGGTGGAGCCTCATGCGGTGAAGTCCGTCGCCATTTCACATCCTTCACATCCCTGCCGGGGGAACTCTCCACCAGCGTCATACCACTGGACATAAATGTTGTGGTACGTTTTGAGGCAAGAGAGAAAGCATCCCCCTCGCCATCAATATCTTCCGGAAAACGATCATAATCCGTCAGCGCGACGCATTTATAATCTGATGAGGACATGATATTGACTGACGGCCAGCCGATTTTCAGGTAGTTACCAGCAAGGAATGTTCTGTCATAAACGTTGTTGTCATTTTTGTTCGGACTCAGGCGACTGACCACTTCCGGGCTGACGCGAAACGTTCTGGCGAGTCGTTTTTTGGAGTGTTCGCGGGCTTTTTCCTCCGTCATCTGAATAATCAGCATATCAGCAGGATCGCAAATCACGTTGTAAATCACCCAGCCGTCAATCAGGCCGATAGTCTTGCCGGTTCGTGCCGGGCCAACAAATATCACTGCGTCGTATTCACGCGAGGCCAGGCAGTTCATAGGCTCAATAACATACGGTGCCACCAGCGGATCCCACGGGACTGAGTTCCCTGCCCCCATGGGCACCCGCATATACTGAGCAACGGCATCAGCAACCCGCATTCGTCTCGGTGCGCGAAGGATATAACCTGAATCGGTTCGTGCTGCCTTTGCGGTTTCCTGATTCAGCATTACTCCTCCTGCTGTAATTCCTCCTCATCATCCGCACCTGCTTCAGTCACCCGCAGGGCTATCTGATCGCGAAGATCATCAATAATGGACTGAACACGGCTCACAGCGGCAGGCTGCAGACCGCAGTCACGTTCAAGAATATCCGGTAATGTCTCCAGCACCTGCACGACCGCTTTTGCCCAGATGGCAAACTCCCGTCTGACATCACTGGCCGGAATGAGTTGTGCCGTTTCCTGTTCGAACTTAAGACGCTCACGTTCAGACTGATACCAGGCTTTGCGCTCATGCGCGTCCATTTCGCCTTCTGCAACCGGCGGTGGTAATGCCAGAAATGCCGACACAATATCAACCACCCGATAAAGCTTGAGGTTGCTTTCATGCCCCCCTGCAACGGGTAGATTTTGCAGCCTTGCCGCAGCAGTCTGGCGATGTACACCTGACAATGCCGCCAGTTGACTGATATTCAGCGTCAGATTTTTTAACTCTCGATCCATACCCGCTCCAGAATGTTTTAAACATGCATCTTGCGAACAACTTTAGGCAAACGGTGTTGGTGATGAACAAAAAACAATCAGAATCGACACCATAAAAATAAAATCACTGTAATATCAATCAATTACAGTGGTGGTGATGACGAATAAAATTTCAAAAACTAGCCTTTTTCCGCGACGCTCCCGCCCCGTGGTAGGCCACCCCACCGGGAGGACCCGTCAGCCTGACAGCTCTGACGAACGTCTGATACAACGCCTTGCATGAATGGCATCGGGATAATCCAGAAAGGCATAGCATCGTGCCCACAAGAATCTGTGTAAGTGTCCTGTTTCTTCCACCCCCACACAGGACTGGCGAGCATGAGGGACAAACCCGCGAACCATAAACGCGGTAAAAACCCGGTGTGCATCGTTTTTGATTATTCCCGCACACTCGCGCAGAAGGAGTTCCCCGTCGGGCTACGGTCTCTGTTAATACGGGAATACGGCGACGATACAGCGCATGATGTGTCAGGCTTGAATACCTTTATCCGTTAAAAGGGATATCAGTTAAGCTATCCCGTGTAGGGTATAAGCCATTATCAAAGCCACTCTGTAGGGAGTGGCTTTTGTAATGGCAATAAAAAGCCCCGCGAATGCGAGGCTAAATCCTGGTATTTGTAATGACTGGCTCTTATCTCAACGCAGCCCCTTACCGCGCGCAAGATGCTCAATATCAAGCATCAGCAATGAGATGTTTAATCTGGATTCACTCCAGAAGTGATCACCATCCTGTCTACAGAGCCAGATGTGAAGGATGATGAGTAAAATTATCGCTATCATCGAAGGCATTGCGTCCTGATGTATTCCTGAAGCGTTCTCAGTGCTGTTTGGTCGCGGATAATTCCGTCCCGGATACCGAGAACGTTTCGTCCAGCAACTGGAGAGAGTTCGACGGTGGCATCATTGCCCATGCCGGAGGCGCTGGAGGTTTCGGCTGAGGATGGCACAGGGCATTTTCCTTTGACGAACACCCGACCACCATTATCAAGCTTGCGCCGAAGAGCATCATTTTCAGCTTTCGCATCAGCTAACTCCTTCGTGTATTTAGCATCGAGTGCATCAGCAGAACGCTGGCGCTGCTGCATGTCAGTAATGGTGGCGGTCGCCTGCTTCAGCTCACTGACTTTTTTATCTCGCTGTTCTTTGTAGGCGATGGCGTTATCACGGTAATGATTGACCGCCCACGACAGGCAGACGATGATGCAGATAACCAGAGCGGAGATAATCGCGGTTACTCTGCTCATTGTTGCCCCCACAAACAGACTTCACGCTCAATCTCACGACGAGTCATCAGGCCTTTCCATTGCTTACCGCCAGCGTATATCCAGCGACGTAGCTGGTCACATGCGCCTTTGATATCGCCCTGGTTTATTTTGCGAAGAAGCGTCGATGTTCTGAAATTGCCAGCACCCACGTTGTAGACGAACGAGTACAGAGCGCCGCGCGTTGTTTCCGGTATATCGACTTTGATGTACGGGTTAATTTGTCTGGCAACCGTGGCAAGGTCTTTATTCAGGAGGGCTTTGCATTCTGCTTCGGTATACGTTTTACCGAGCATGATGTCTTTTCCGGTGTGTCCGTGACATACAGTCCATACGCCAACGATATCTTTGTATGGTATGTAGCTGACACCTTCCAGGCCATCGTCACCACTTGGGCCAGTGATTAACACTGATGCTATAGCAATTGCTCCGCCACCAATAGCAGCAGCAACTGCTTTTCGTAATGATGGAGGCATTATTCACCTCTCGCAGCCTTGCGCTTATCTTCTTTAATCTTGAAATAAAGGTTTGTCAGGTACGTCAGCAGGCCAAATACCAGACTACCCAGCACACCTATTGCCGCCCACTGTGAGGGCGTGACTTTATCGAGCAACTGTAAAAACCAGTACCCGGCACTACCTGCTGAGGTGCCATAGGCGACACCCGTTGTTAACTTATCCATGGATTTCATAACCCCACCTCGCAGATGCGGGTGCTGTGTAATGGAAATAAAAAGGCCACCTGACGTGGCCACCAGATTATTTCCCCACCAGCTCGTTTATCTCTTTCACTGTCTGATTAAACCGCTCTGACTCAAGCTCAACACCTAAGGCCCGACGCCCCAGCGCCATTGCTGCTTTTATTGTGGAACCGGATCCCATAAAAAAATCAGCAACCAGATCACCTGGTCGACTACTGGCATTGATTATTTGCCTGAGCATATCCGCCGGTTTCTCACACGGATGTTTCCCCGGGTAGAACTGAACGGGTTTATGCATCCAGACATCGGTATAAGGCACGGAGACTGATACGGAGAAATAGCGCCGGAGAGATTTAAACTCATCCAGCAATTCAGAATATTTACGATTCAGTGAATCATAAGATGCCACCAGCTGGTGGTGTGGTTGTTCCAGTTGTTGTTCCTGAAACTTCTCTGCCGCTATACGGGAAAACAGTGCCTGTAACTTCCGATAGTCAGCCTCATTCGGCA